AGAGTATGCTACGGCGTGAGACTTATTGAATGAGTACCCTGCGTGAGCCTCAAAGTCATGCCATAAATCTTTAGCATCATTTGGAGTAATAAACTTTGAAGCTCCATCAACGAATCTATCCTTAAAGATGTCAAACTCTTTAGCATCCTTTTTCTTACCAATAATCTTACGAACTTTGTCAGCATCAGCCATTGACATACCGCCAAGTTCTGTACAGGCTTGCATAACTTGTTCCTGATACAAAATACATCCATAAGTTTCTTGAGTAAATGCTTTCATTACTTGGTGGTGATAGCTAATATTTTGCTTACCATGCTTACGAGCAATATAGTCTTTACCAATAGTGTTCATGGCACCTGGACGAACAAGAGCGTTAGATGCAGATAACTCTGCAAAGTTTTTTACTCCCATTCTAACTAGGAGATTGGTGTATGGTGCTGCTTCACACTGGAATACACCCTTGGTATGTCCATCAGAAAGCATGCGGTAGATGTTTGCATCTTCCATATTTATCTTATGAAGATCAAGTGCTTTTCCATCACGTTCTTTGATTATGTTTAAGGTATCCTTAATTACTGACAAAGTTTTTAGACCAAGAGCATCAATCTTAATTAGACCAATACGTTCTGCCTCTGCCATGTCTACTGCTACAACTGGAATTCTTTCTTTTGTTCCTGGTGCTGTGCGAGTTTCCATAGGAGCAAACTTAAAGATGGGTTGCTTAGAGGTTACAACACCTGCAGCGTGAATACCAGTACCACGAATACGACCACGAAGCTGTTCACCATAAAGCTCAATCTCTGGATACTTTTCACGGAACCATTCAGTTTGCTTTGAGGTGCAGTAGTCATCCCAAGTGTCAACAAGCTTCATAACTTTATTAACGTCTGTTAGTGGGATCTGTAGAACACGTGCAATATCACGTACAACACCTTTATCTTTAAACTGAAGAAAGGTAGCAATGGAAGCTACGTGACGATACTGTCTAACCAAATAGTCCTTTACCTCATCACGGCGATTGTCTTGGATATCAGTATCAATATCTGGGAAGTCATTACGCTCTGGATTAATAAAGCGGAAGAACAAAAGACCATGTTCAATTGGATCAATGTCTGTAATTTCTAGAGCATAACAAAGCAAAGAACCTGCAGCAGAACCTCGTCCTGGACCTACCATGATGTCTTCTTTTTTAGCCCATGCAATCATAGAGCGTACAACCAAGAAGTATGGACCAAAGTTTTTGTTCTTAATAATTTCTAGCTCTTCGTCTAGTCTATCTAGATACTCTTGCTTGTCTGCAAGCCCCTTAAGCCTTAGTCCCTCAAGTGCTAAGGATTTTAGCTCACCGTTAGGGTCTTGGTACTGAACTGGAAGCAGGTCAGCATGGTCTTGAATATTGTAGTCTTGAATCTTTTCTACAATTTCAAGACTAGACTCAAACATGTCTGCACGATCAATTCCCTGTGCCCCCATTGCAGCCTTCATTTCTTCATATGAAAGAAGGTAAATCTCAAACTTATTAAATGACATTTGACGGTCAGCACCATATAGATAATCTAACTTATCCATTAATCCATCTAGCTTTTTTGCTTTGTCATATGTAGCATCTTTTTCAGGCTTACTTGAATATGAGTTAAGAATAAGCTTGAGCTCTTGGATTTCTTTTTGAGATGGGTCAGAGTGATGGCAGTCTGGAGTTACGACTGGCTTGATATCAAACTCGTCAGCAAGATCTAGAATAATCTTGTTAATTTCTGCTGGGTTGTGTGGCATTACTTCTAGGTAATAGTCATCACCAAAAGTTTCTTTACACCACTTAATGTGGTCCTTAGCATATGCAAGCTCGTCAGCCTCAATGGCTTTTGCTAGCACACCAGACAAACATCCAGAGGTTATAATAAGACCTTCTTTGTATTCTTCTAAAACCTTCCAGTCAATTCTTGGCTTCTTGTAAAAACCTTCTGTCCAACCAATCTCATTTAGCTTGTTAAGGTTTTCTAGTCCAGCAGCATCCTTAGCTAAAATAATAAGGTGGTTGTAGTTTAAATCTAGTGGGTCGTTCTTTTCTTTCTTGTCTGTGTGATCAAAGCGGTCTCTCGTAATATACCCCTCAATACCAAGGATTGGCTTGATGCCCTTTTCTTTTGCAGCACGGTACATCTCACGATGACCAGACAAAGAACCGTGATCAGTAATAGCAATAGCTGGCATACCTAGTTCAGCTGCACGATCCACATACTCTTGTGGTGTTGCGATTCCATCAAATAGGGAGTAGTGCGTGTGAACGTGTAGTCCAGCGTAGTTCATAAAAGTCCTTTGTTAGTTAAATAAAATTGTGGGATGGGCAGTTTATGGAGATGCCCAGCTCAACTTTTTACCAGTCAGCGTTGCTGGTGGTTGAAGCACCTGGGCCGTCAAAGCCTAGGTAGAAGTTTTCCTGCTCTGCATATGGCACGTGACGAACAACCTTGTCTAGGTTGAATGGCTGTACCTTTGACCAGTCAAACGGTTCTGCATCTGGTGTAGTTGGAATTAGAGTGTAGTTAGTTTCAATACCCTGACCATTACGCTTTAGCTTCCAAACTAGGTTAGAGATGCTTCCAGTCTCAAGTGCATATTCACGAATAGTGTCAAATGCAGACTGCTTAGAGATACCCTGTGACCATACAGCTACATATGGCTCTTCAATACCATCGTCAATGACCACGTTGCAGTAGAAGCGAAGACGTGCTCGCCATCCTGCCTTTGGGTCTTTACGATGCATTTCTTCTGCCCAGTCACGGCCTTCTGACTCCATCGTGTCTAGAGCCTTACGCTTGTAATCCTTTGGATTTGTGTGTTCCTTAACAACAACAGCCAAACCACGGTCTGGGCTATAGTTTGCGGAATCTTGATCTAGCTCTTCAACAAAACGAATCTTTACAGACTGTCCGTCTGCTAGCTTTACCCAACGAACCTTTGGTCCTGATGCTGCTGGGTCTGAAGCTGGCTTGCTATCTAGTAGTGCATTAATGTTTTTTAGTCCTTTTACAACGCTCATATTTTTGTGTTCTCCTATTTTTTATATTGTGTTGGTTTCTTATTGTAGCATAGACATGATTGAGTTGTCAAACCTATACTCTAGTGTTTTTATTGTTTCATCATCCATGTCTCCAATATCTTTGTACTTAGCATCAAGCTTGATTACAGAAATGCGAGAGCCAAGCTTATCAATTAGCTTTTGCCTCATTGTATTTCCAGCCTCATCGTTGTCAGCAAGAAGAATAATATTGTTAAAATATTTCTTCAATAAGTCCATCTGTATACCAGATACCATGGATCCTAGGGTAGCCACTGCTGGCAGCCCCACCTGATCAAGCCTTATCGCATCAAAAGATGACTCAACGACATAGACCTTATCAGAAGTCTTTACTCTGTTTAGATTGAATAGTGTTTTGCTCTTGGGTAGTCCTGGGGTATTTTTAAACTCTTTACCCTCCACAGAACGACCAACAAATCCAATAGTCATCCCATCTGGAGATGCTACTGGAATAGTAACCATGTCTTGCTTTTCTGAATAGCCCAAAGAAAACTTTTTAACAGACTCTTCTGTAATAAGTCTTCCTGTATAGTAACGCATGGCACGTGGAGATTCTAGTGCTTGATTATTTAGGCGTTTTATAATTAGCTCATCATACTGGACGTACTCTGGCTTTTCTTGTAGTTGTTTTTCAATATCATAAGTAAGGTCTGCAGTTGTTTCTTTGCTCTTAATAAAACGTGCAGCCTCAAAGTATGACCTACCAGAATTATCCATTACGAGTTCAATTAGGTTAGCTACTTTTTGACAAGCAAAGCAAAAGAATATTCCAGTAACCTTATCTACTTCTCCTGCTGGGGTACGAGAGTTATTGTGGAATGGACAAAAAATAATATAGTCAGAATCAATCTCATTCATTATCTCAATGCCTGAGCCAATAAGTACACGTTTAATTTGTTCTGCTGTATATACTGTTTTTGAATTCTTCTTGTCGTTCACTCTTTTTATTTGTCTTCCATGTCTTTGTATCTGTAATAGCCTTTATCAAAATCTGCTTGCACAAAGAAGTCACCCATAAAACCATTACGGTTTTTTCTAAATGCACATTCTATGATATCACTATTTGTGGCACGACCTAGTGCTAAAACCCAGTCAGCATCGTAAGCAATTTGACGTGACCAAGCAGTTTGACCAAGAGTTGGAACACCGCTCAAATCATTTACATCATCAGGAGTGGCTGATGAAATAGCAATAATAGGAACCTCTTCGCCAATAGCCAAAAGCTTTAGCTCACGAGATAGGTTTTTCATTCTAACAACTTCATTTTCTGATCTTTGGTTTGGAGACATGAGTTGTAGGTAGTCAACAATAATAAAGTCAGGCTTGTACTGATCAATCTTTCCACGAAGAACTGATGGATTAATTTCTCCACCAGAATCATTAGATATAATGTGAAACTCTGGCTTGCCAGCAATCTCTTTCTGATGCCACTTTTTTAGCATGTCTAGTTCAATGTCGCCGTTGCTAATCTTACGATGTGACCATAGACCTTCACCCATAATAGTAAATACACGATTACGAACTTCTGTCTCTGACATTTCTAGAGAGATAATTAGTGGTGACTTTCCCTGCTTCCATGCCTGTACCGCAAAATATAGTGCCATCCAGGACTTACCAATACCTGGATAAGCAAGGAATACTCCAAGTTGTCCTGGCATAATTCCAGCTGGTAGATAGTTATCAAATCCTGGAAGGTTTGTTTTAATACCAGTAACACCAAGTGCTTGCTGTGCTTTTACATTTTCAAAGTATGCGACTGCAGACTCAAGGTCTGTAACATCAATGTCACGGATAGCAGAGGTATTCTTCTTTAGCTCTGAAGTTTTTGTAATTAGATCTTCTAGGGCAATACCACCCTGACCATTTTGAACTTCTTGTGCAGCATTACGTAAGATATTTTTTAGACTATCATTTAAATATTCTGTTTGTAACTCATCTAAGTGATGCTTAGTTGATCCAATACCGTCTACTGGAGCAAAGTCACGAAACTTTTCTACAACTAGTGATGTTGGAGGAACTGATTGATTGGTTTCAAAGTATTTACGAATAAAGGTCCAGATGTCAAGGTGTGTAGTTAGCAAGGTATCAATATTAGCCTGAAGCAATACATGCATCTGCTTATCAGACAATACTGCTGATATTACCTTTGATTCTGTATTACTCACTTAGCCACCTTTTAGCCATCTCTCTACGCTCTGCTCGTTCTTTTTCGTCTTTTACCTTTTCATCCATAGCCTGCAAAATCTTTTCTGCATTATAGGCATAGAATGTCCAGCTTGGTTTTTGTGCTACTTCAAAATAATAGTACACTAATTTCATGGCTAAGTCAAGGCCAAATGATTCAACAATAGCATCAGCTGCCCATTGTTCTGTGTTCAGATTAAGTACTGGCTTTGCACCATACTTTTTAAGATGTTGACTAGAGTAGGTGCCAAGTAAAGCCATGCGGTCTTTACGTTCAGCCATTACTCGTCTATTTCAGACTTTGCTTCTGCTAGTTTTTCTGTTAGCTTTGATTCTACAAAGCTATACACACGCTCAAATGCGTCATTAATAGTTTCGCCTTCACGTCTTGAGTCAACTACCCCAAGATCCAAACGCAAAGATTGAAAGTTACCTAGATTAAGTGTATATCCTAAAGTAACGTTTACCTTGGTTTCTTCGTTGTTCATTTTCCTACCCCTCACGGTATTAAATAGATTCTGACCAAACAGGTATAAACCTGCCATCCTCAGTTCTTGTATAAGTCAGTATACCATCTCCCATTCGTCTTGTCAACTCCTGGTTAGTTGGTGTCATATTGTTTGTAATTAAGCCATCTTTTCTTGGTTGGCCAATATGTATTGATGCTAGTATATCACGAATTTCTTTAACTTGCGACTCTGAATAATAGCTTCTTATTTGCCACCCAGTTTTTCCATCCTTAGAAGATCCTATTGGAAATGGAATTACGCCACGCTTCATTAGGCTTGGCATATATTTTTTGTGACGATTAACTAGCTTAGCTGTTTCTCCCACAGTATAGGCACGTTCACGATTACGTTTAAAGTCAGATGTAAAGCAAGACTCCATGCGATCTTTTGTAATGTTGTAAAGTGTAATCATTCCAGTAGAACGACTTTGATGGTGCGGACGAACAAGATCGCCATTTAAGAACCAAACCTTTTTATTTCCAGGAATAACAGACTCTTGATTGTACTCTTCGTCTAATAGTTTTCTTTCATTGCTTTGCATTAGTTTGGAATTCCGATTATAATTAGATTAACGGTTGTGGATGCAATTCCAGCCCTATTAAACCTAACCAAACCAGTTAATCCGCTTGTGTTAACATTTGTTAAAATAACAGTGGCATCAGATCCTGCTCCTATTGCACTACCAGCATTTACAATTGTTGCAGTTACAATTGGTGTATACTTAAAGTTTGCATCATAAGAGTATCTAAACTCTACAGTGTTATCAGCAGTTTGTGAACTTCCTGAAGTTACCTCTACACGACCACCTATAATTCTTGCCTCAGAAGTTTTTACTGATTGTGGACCAACGCCTGGCGTATCGATTGTAGTTGAATTATATCCAGTTGTAGATATTTGATCAGATAATTGATTTACAGCGTTTGTAATCTGATAAATATAGCTAACGTCAATTGGTTGACCTCGCTCAGGTAACGGTATTTTTGCCATAGTATTCTCCTAATTAAATTATACCAGAAAGCTATATGCCTTTTTGAGTCTTTCTAAAAAGGGTTAGCTTGTTGTTGTAGTAATCTCTTACTTTTGGTATTGATGGTAGCTGTATTGCTACGTCTACTGCAGATCTTCCTGCTGGCTTTATAATTGAAAAATTATTATTTGAAATGGTTGTGCTGAGTTCCCAATTGGACCACCCTGCTGCCTCTGGATCATCTGTGTTAGAGTTATTCCATCTAATCCAAATATCATAAACATTTCCATCTCTAAAAAACTTAATATAGTTTGCCTCTTCAATACTCATATAGTCTGGGTCTTCAGGTTCTAGTTCTATTTGTTCTGCAATTTCTGAGTCATTTGGAAAAGACCAAACTACATTAATAACATCACCAACATTAGCAACTGAAATTCTGGTGGATGCAGTATATGGAAAAGGGGTTGTTACGTTTGGCATCGCATACCTAATAATTTCTGACCAATGAGAAAACCTGTTTTTGTCTTCAGAAACAATTCTGTATCTAAAATCATAGTGTAGGCCGTCTACTTCTTCTCTGTCCAAAAGCTCGTTAGTAGTGGTTGTAATTTGAACTAATGGAAATTCAGATTTAGGAATTCTTATTTGCTTAATTCCAACATCAACCATTAGGTCACATCCAGGATAAATCTATACTCAATATAGTTAGTAGTGTTTGAAGATTTTACGATAGTAACTTTGTCAGTATTCTGAACAACAGAATATCCCGTAAGCCCATATACTGGATTGATGGTGCTTACGTTGTCAAGTCTAAGTGCATCAAGTGCTACATAAAACCGATCGCTTGCATATTCAATAGTGCCGCCTGAAGATGTTGACGAAACGTCTGTGTTTGTTTTTGCATAACTAAATGTGTTTGAAGTGACATCAGTAATTAGGTGCACTCCATTAAATACTGAGTCAACACCACTGACTCTAACATAGTCGTTTTCTGCAAATCCATGATCTGCTCCAGTTGTAAGTGTTGCAATGTTATTTGTTAGTGCTTTATTCGTAACTGATATGGTTTGGGTAGTGGTTACGTAAACCTTAACTATAGACACGTTTCTCCAAGAAAACTGTCCAGTATTGTAAAACAACTCATCTAGTCTTTTTGTTGCAACAACATATCTATTGTCTGTACGATAATCAGTATCGTCTGCAGATATTTGCATCCAAGCATACTGACTTCTATCGCTATTGCTAAATTCAACAATAATGTTTACCGCTTCTGGAATAACGTCTGAGTCTCCGTTTACTGGTATAATTGAAAACGCTAACTTCATTAGGTCTGACGATGAGTTTTTGCTTAAGTCTGTAGGTAGTCCAGTAATTTGTAAAAAGTTTGGAGATCCATAAGTTTGAATATTTTCTCCATTTGTGTATATGTAGGATGTATCTCCCTTTAGCATCAGCACATTTGAAAGATACCTAGGTCTTTCAAATCTTTCTACTCTATTTTGTTTAGTAAAAATACCATTACTTGTACTTGTTTTAATTGCTGGTGGTTGTAGGTTTTCTGGGCTAGCTGTAGCTTCAAGGTCAACACTAATAATATTTGTAGTTTCATTAATGATAGAGTTTTGTGCTTCAGGAAAGTCTGCGTTTGATGACGATGCGTTGCTTATTGTGTTTCCCTTAACAAGCTGCCACTGCTCTTCACCAGAAAAAGCAGAAATTGTTTTACTATCAAACCTTCCAGCCAATGAGTTAGCTCCTGCAGAATATATTCCAATCTCTGAAATTTCGTATCTTTCTTCTGTTGGTAGCTGAGCAGTTAAGATAACCTTATTAACACCATTGTCATTTACGTATCCACGTGAAGAAATTGGAACACGAAACATTTCAAAATCTAGTGCAGATTTTTCTGAGTAGTCGCCGAAAGCTTCTGAGGACTCTAGAGGTTCTGCACCACAACCTAGGGCTATAAATGAAGCATACGCTGGAGCATCTCCAATGAGATACTTTGCAATAATGTTTTTACCAATATCAGTTATCATACTTAGCTTTCTGTGCTTTCTATCATATTTATATCTTCTATTATACCAGCACTAAGGATTTGTACCTCTACTTGTTCGTCAGGTTTAATATTAATAAACTCTATAATACCCTCGCCAGTTGCCAGGTCTAGCTTGTAGTTTTTGCCATTTTCGCCACTGCCTACGTTTGGAATTTTGTTTCTTAGGTTAATGGTAAAGTTTGAAAAAAACTTGTCTGAAGTTTGTTGTAGCCTCAATAAATTTGTTGGATTGTAAGCTTCTTGCAAAATACCCAGGTTTTTAAATGGTTGATATACAACATCCTGACCATTAACTGTATCGTTTCTTGCAATAGTTAAAAGTTCTTGACCACCAACATTTTCAAACAATAGATCAATAATTAATTCATCACTAAGCTTTTCGTCAATAAACTCTACAGTATCAATTGGTGCACTTCTGACTGCTGGCACTGGTGTTGCCACCACATCTTGTTGTGGTGCTGGAGGAACTGGTGCTGGAGTATTAGTTGCTGGGCTTGCTGCAACTGGGGCTGCTGTGGTTGGGGTTGGTGCAGGAGCTGGAGCTGCTGGAGCGGGGGCTGCAGGTGCAGGTGGTGGCGGAGAGTTAGTTCCAGCTGGAGCCATGCCAAGAACTGCTCTTTCAGCGTTTGTTAGGGAATTTGCTCCACTTGTTTGTAGTTTACGAAGAGCTGCTGCTGCCCTTGCAGACCTTTCTTCTGCCTCGATTTGTGCTCTTGTTTTTACTGCTGGTTTTGCAGCTGGTTTTGATCCGCCTCCACCATCGTGTAGCATTCTCATTTTTAAACCTCACTCAAATAAACGGTCATTTGTGGTCCACCAACAGACCTGCTGTAATTAATATTATATACTACGTACCTAACAGATTCTGGAGTAACAAGGTCAATGCCATCTGGATCTTTATAGTAAACATTTACCAAGTCTCCAAGCTGAAGAGTTGGCATTGAAAATATATTTAAACCAATTGATTTACGTGGTCTAATATTTTTATTAATAATCCAACCTAGCAAGTTTTCTGCGGTATCTGCATCTTGTATGTATATTGAGTCTAATGTAAAGTCATTCTTTCCATAAAGAATTCTACTTTGCCTTACCTTTTCATATTGTTCAGTAAACTTAAAAGGAGACTCTACTAGTGTAGACCCCCTAAGCTCTGGATCTGAAGTGTTCCCCCTTCTCTTTAAGAAGTCATCAACAGTTATGCTGGTGGTGTTTTCACCAGTAAATGCAACACCCAAAATTCTAAGAGCATTGTTTGTGCTAGGATCTAGCTTAAGGGCTGTATCTGTGTTGTTAAATACTAGAAATTCTGCTCCATAAGAGTCTGCTGTAAAGCCAGAAATTGTGTAGCCCTTTACTCTATTAAAGGTAGGGGCAACCTTAGCATACAAAGCAGGAAAGGCACGTTCATATTTAATATTAAAGTATGCAGCTTCACGCATAATGGTTCCAAACTCTTCAAAGTATAGGTCGTATGCTGGAACAGAGGTTGAGTTTATTTGACTCAAGTATGTATTTTGTACAATACCGCTTAAAGCATACTTGCTTAGGGCTTCAACAGCACTAACTTGCTGATCTAAATCTCCAAATATTTTAGCAATTGGAACGTTTGTATCAAAGACTGTATTGGTTGCATAGTTTTTACCAAGAGCGTACACATTTTCAAACATTGCTTTAGAATTGCCACGCACAAAAAGACCTACTGATGAATTGACTATTGGTAGTGGATCATTGTCTATTACAGTAGCTATTAGTTTTTGATTAATGTATAGATAGAACTCTCTTCTTGTTTCATTAATGTCAACATACTCAATTGCTAAATCGTATACCGTTGGATTTTCTTCACCTGTAAACCTATACTGTCCAGCAAAGTTTCCATCGTCTACAAGAATATTTCCTAAACCACCCCAAAGCTTTATTGGAACAGCTTTTGTGTTTGAGCCAGTACCCTTTTTTACTTTATAAAAAAGAATATTTTCAACGGACACAGTTGATTCTTCTGTATCTTCATCTATCAACTCTAGTCTTTCTAAAAGACTGTTTATTTTAGAAGATGTTAAAGCCGCTATTTCAAAGTAATAGCCATTATTTGTTAGTGGGTTTACGATGTTTATTCCTGCAGACCCACCACCAATAGAAACACTCTGAGTTGGATCTGAACCAATAATGTTTAGATAGGTCATTCCACCAACAACAGTTTGAGTCCTGTCTCCCAGTGGCTCTATTTTTCCAATAATTCTAACCCTAGTTCCAAAATGTTTATATGCCTTGTCAAGTTTTTTATGAACATAGGATAGGTGATTTCTTGGAGTCGCTGAGTTTTCAAAATCTGGACCAGTCATAACTAAGGCTGACGATTGCATAGTTGCTGCTGATGATGCTGTTTTTAATGATGCTACGTTTGTTTCTGTATTATACTTAGAAGACAAAAAGTTTCTAATAATACTATTTCTTTGAGTTCTCAAAGCCGTCTGAGTTGCAATTCCAGCTGCCCCTAGTTCTGTTGATGGAATAGTTGGACTCAGATTGGTGGTAAACAAAAGCTCGCTCATCATGTCGCATCCTTGAATGCTGCTATTGTTTGTCCAGTGTGAATCTAATCCAGCATTGTGACTAACAACTGGAGTTCCAAACTGACCACGTCCATGAGAAACAACTGGTCCTGGTTTTAGTCTTAGTGGCAAATTGGTTTGCTGATTGTTTTCTGTTATTGTTATACCAGTAGTTGTTTCATAGAACGGTTCAGCAAAAATTCTAATAAGTCCAGTTGGATAAATTTTTCCATTAAAAGGAATTTTTGAAAAATAATCTTGATACTCAAGGTTGCTTGATATCCAAACATTTCCAACCCCAGTAACGTTGTACTCAACAGCATCGTATTTAATAACCTCTCCATTAGCATAAAAGAATCCCTGGAATCTTGAAATCCAGTATGCATTTTCTCCAACATCAAATGTATTATTGATTATTTGATTGTTTGCTGATACTTCTGGAATAGCATTGGATATACTAGTGTTTAATGGAAGTGCCGCCAAAACATATCCAGTCTGATCTCCAGCATTTGCAGAAGACGTTTTTTCATTACCACCAACTTCCCATAATAGTGATGGCTTGTAAACAAGGTTTCTATCTACAAATTGATTTTGTTGAATTGTTCCAGCAGTTCTTTGAATCTGTCTTGATGTAAAGTTAACGGTACCAGCATTAAAAACAGTCTTATCTTGAGAAGATATCTCAACAATGCTTGGAAGTTTTCCGTTTACTGAAGAGCCATATATTGTTGTATCTAAAGATCTTTCGTTAGACTCATCTAAAATGTGTTCTTTTGTCATTACGACAAAGTTGTTAAACTCATCAAAAAACATTGCTGACTGTGTGGCTCTGGATAGCTGTGCTAAAGTTTCTGCGACGCTTTGTTCTGGTGGAATAAAAAAGTTTGGAATAACTGGATCTGCAACCCCAGTTTTTCTTTTGAATACATAATTGGAAAAACCAACAGAGTCTAGCAATATGCAAACTGCCTGACTTAATGATACCTCTGTTAACAAAATTCTTGGAGCTTTAAGTGATTCAAAGTAAAAATAAAAATCTCTTAGGGTAAGTCTGGTTTCTCCAGTTTGTGCATTTCGTTCTGGAAAGCCTTCAGAGTATAAAGTTTTAATTGGAACATAGTAGTTTGAGTTGTTTACATTTTTAATAACTTCGTAAAATACAAACTTAATGTTTCTTTCAATATGCTTTGCAATAATGCTACCAACATAATCGTTAGCTTCAGAGTCAAACCTCCACTGATTATTTGTGTTAAAAGATTGATCGTTATCAAAAAGAGTTAGATTACCAGTTCCAGCCATCATTTGTCCCACTGGCAAGGCTGACGATCCTAGGTCAGCTGCAGCCTTTGTCACATCAAATTCAATAAGGCTATTAGAAAGATTTGCTGATAGTCTTGGTGACATTTCGATAAGCTCTAATGGGGCATTGGGAACGTTCATAGTTTCTACAACTAGGCGAAGACCCTTTAGAAACACAAACTCTCTATAGATGTTGCTAGTGATACCACTTTCTCTATAGTATGATGGATTAGTAAAGTCAGTTACAAAGTGTGTATTTTCGTATACCCCGTCATTTCCAATAAACCATCTATAATTTGGAGTAAGGGCATCGTAAGTCTGTCCGTTAAATACGTGCAATGTTCCTTTGGCGTTTTCTTCTGTTACTACTAGATATGCCGTACCAATAATGTTACTTTCTGGCAAAACAATTGTACTGCTAACTGTACCAACAAGCCTAAAGTTGTTTACATAATCAGAAGGCACTTCAATTCCATATTCAAGACTTAGGTGTCCATCATGACTAAATATTGGACTGGTGTTGTCATCTCTTAAAGATGTTTCATTAAAGCTGTATGCTGTTATCCATTGGTCTAATTCGTTTAAGTATTCAACTCTAAATGTTGATGGAACTGTTTTTTTAGATTCCCCAAAAAATGGGTCTGACAATGATGCTCCACCAGTTGCTCTAAATGGTCCAAGGTCTATGTTTCCAACATTAGTTTGAAGCTTTACAACAATTCTATTTGCTGGCACAGACTCTTTGTATACAACAAATGGGTTTGTGTCTTCAATAACATATCTACCAACAGAACTATTTTTTGATATTCCATACTCAGAGCTTGTGTTGTCTGTTGGATTAGTTTCTGTTCTGTATGATCTCCAGTACTTAAACTCATCGTCTTTTGTTGGCATGTAGTATCTTGGACGCAAATACATGTTTACATTTGGAAATGATAAATATTTGTTGCTAAAATAAGATAGCTTATTAATTCCAGACCTTGGTCTAAATGGCTTTAAGCAGTCCTCTAAAGAATAAAGCATCTTTTCTTTATCTTTTGGATAATTAAAAATTTGTGGAGTGCTTCCATCTTGCTGAAAACCTTCTTGCACAGCAACGTCTGCATTTGTAGCGCCAGTATAAAAATTGCCTAAATCAAGGATATCAAAAACATTTGGAAGAACGCCATACTGAGTACTCCCCTGTCTGTATCTGTAGTTACCTATTTTTTGAATATTTCCTGGAACGTTCATATTCCATTCTGCAACTACCGCTGGTTCTGACTCAACTGAAAAAGATGTCTCCAGATGATTTTTTAGTTCATCGTTCTGAAACATTTATACTTCTTCCAGGGTTACAGAGACATCCCACATATCAAAGTTAGTCCCACCACGCTTTACCACTGAGTATGTAAAACTTGAAATATACATTTGCTTTGCATCAGAATACTCTGATAGCCGTGCTCTTGCAGCATTGTTATCTCCAAAATTATTGTACTTGTCGTAAGAAAGCAATACCCAAAAAGGTCCAGTATGGTTTTCATACCAGTCTAACATTTCTCCACCGCCAGCACCACCGTCAGCCGTGTACTGCTGATCCACCTCATACAGGGAACCATAAGGACTTATGTTTACTAAAGTGTTTGGTGTTATTGGATCA